GACAAAAAACTTTTTCATTTGGACGTTATAGGTTGCAACGTTGCCGAACGCATAATCTATGGCTGAAGGCTTAACGTCCTCGTATTCTTTAAAGATTTGGGTCTGAACAAGAATGTAACCCTTCTCAGCATTGAATTCAATGATGTTGTTTTCAATTCGCCCTGACGGGTGTGTTTCCCAAAAACGCTTGATTCGTGCTGCAACGTCCTCGTAGTTATCCAAAAAACCCGCCATGTTACTTCACCGCCTTACGTGAGACATGACGATCAAATGCACGTCGTCTAGCCCAGCCTTCGCGGTGACCGTCTTTGAAGCCTTTTGCGTAACCCACTGCTGCTGCCATAACTAGCAAGATCATTAGCAGCGTCAAACGACCCAATGTTGCTGGGTCAGTTAAGTCAAGTACCATTTCTATTTCTCCCGATTCTTGGTGATAGGACTACCACCAGAACCAAGGGTGAAGCATGATCGCCGCGCGGTCAAGAACCTTGCGTGTTTGTCGGCGTGTCTGTGGGCTTAGGCTTAGATTTCAGTCCATTGCCTGCCAGTACGCCACCCAATGATCCAGTCAAGAAAATCGCCAACGTTTTCAATAGGTCAATAAACGCTGCATCGTTAGGGGCTTGGTTGCCAATTGGCTGCGTCACAAAAATCAGCGCGTAAGTAATTCCTAAAGTCACGATAAGAAAAACCGCCGCCAACGTTGATCCAATAATCAAAATCAGCTGGGCGTGGACTTCCTCAGGGGTTTTGCGACGTGCTGGTTTATTCCGATTTAATTCCAAGTATGTCGTCAGTGCATGTTCCAGTCGGGACGCATTGCGGTTTTTGACATTCTGGTTTTGACCAGTTTTCGTATTCCTGACATTCATAACGAATCCAACCCTGATAACCGCAAGCGGATAGCCCCAACACTGACCCCAGTGCCAAGGCTACCGCCGCGGCTTTTCGGGCTACTTCCCCGTTAACCCGAAACTCTTGTCGCTAGGGTTTAACCAGCGCAAAATCACTGGTGCAACCGCTGCAACACCTGCCATTGCAAGTGTCTTTGGATCAGTCACGCCCGCCATGTAAAGGGCTAGGGCTGCTGCCATGAATGACCGCGCCCATGACGCGGCTAGGGCTTTGGCTTTGTCCATTTTTTTGTTTTCTCCTTTGTTGGTTTTGCTGCCACCTTTGGCATTTCAACGATTGGAAATTCCCCCTGGTATGGGGCAAATTTTGGGATACCGAATCCGACAATTTCTTTGCCAACGTTGCGAACCTTGACCATGACCATGCCACCGTTGCGTTGGTCGCCTGTGCCGCTGGTGTTGCCTTCAATTGTTATGCACTGCTTATCGTCGATTAAGCCAACAACAATGCCAACGTGTGAAATGCGATCAACACCGTCATGTGGAAAGTCCATAAACGCTATGTATCCCAATTGGGGCATGTTTGACCAACGGTTGATTTCCTTAAATTTATGCGCGCCAATTGCTGTGCTAACGACTGAATGAATCTTGACGCCTGCCTGTGCTGCGCACCAATTCACAAATGATCCGCACCATGGCAAACCGTCAGCCTTTGTGAATTTGCCGTACTTTGTGAGGTTGTCGCCTTCCTCAATTGTTCCGACTTCAGCTAGGGCGACTTCGATCAGTCGCGCATTTGTACCGTTTGGAAATGTCATTCTGTCTCCAATTCTGGTGCAATAAATACGTCAAGTGTTTCGTCGTATGTGTATCCAATACCAGCATAAACACCGCGAAACGTCGCATTGTATGAAGTCTGAACCCAGTGTCCGCCGTAGTGTGCAACGCAAAAATCAACACCCTTTTGTTCAGATTCAATTCCGTCTTGGTCAAGCAATTCATTGTTATGGACAACGATCACGTTTGTCACAATGTTGTTGTCGTCTAATTCTGCAAAATGCGCCATTACAGTGTGATACTCCCGCTTCCTGTCCATTTGTAAATGTAATTCCCGCCAGATGTTGTTTGTGTTGGTGAACCTGTTGTGGAAATTGCAAGCCCTGCTGAAGTTGGATAAGAAATAACAACAACGCCTGAACCGCCTGATGCCGCGTTTGCGGGGTTGGTTGTTGTGCTTCCTACACCACCACCGCCGCCGCCTGTGTTTGCTGTGCCGTTTTGTGGTGTTGCGCCGCCATTACCGCCGCCACCTGAACCGCCTGAACCTGACGCGCCACCGCTTTGTGATCCACCGCCGCCACCGCCGCCAGCATAGGTTACAGATGTGCCTGTGATTGATGATGCTGAACCTGCTCCACCGTTTGCACCTGTTGTGGTTGTTGAGTTGCCACCTACCGCACCTGCACCACCGCCGCCGCCTGATGCGGCAGAGGTTGTGCCACCAGCGTTTCCTGTTCCACCGTTATTGCCTTGACCTGAAATGCCTGTGTAGACGGTGGTTCCGTTAGAACCACCACCTGAACCACCGTTAAACCCAGGAGAACCTGACGCGCTTGTCTGTCCTCGACCACCACCTGATGATGTAATGGTGCTAAATACAGAATTAAATCCTGTGCCATCATTTCCACCGCCGCCTGCACCGACCGTTACGGTTTGCGAAACCCCTTTTGTGACTGTCAGCGTTCCTGTACGCATGCCACCTGCACCACCACCGCCGCCTGAACCCTGCGAGGAAAACATAGAGTTTGAAGTAACAACAGTACCGCCAGCCGCACCGCCAGCAACCACTAAATAGTTAACGGTCACGGTGGCAGGGGCAAATTTATTTAAACCAATAGCCTTCAGTGGTGTCATGCTGCAATGTCACCGATCAAAACCCACGTATCAGTTGCCTTTTTCCATAATGACGCGCCTGAATACTGACCTGTTAATTTCAATTTTGCACCGCTTGACTGAATCGTTACACCCGCGCCTGCGACTGTTACCTGACCAGCACCGTATTGCAGCAAGTCAATTCGTGTGTTGACTGGAAATGCAACGGTTGCATTTGTTGGAATTGTCAACGTGATCGCTGAAGCATTTGTCAACGTTACCATTTTGCCTGCGTCAGCTAAAACTAGTGTGTAAGTCGTTCCAGTTTGCGCGTTTTCGATTGCTTGGTTGCCGACGCCGTAATCAAATGACAATGTGACTGCGCCTGAAGTGCCACCGCCTGAAAGTCCAGTCCCAGCAGTGACCGCAGTGATGTCGCCGACGTCATTGGTCACCCATGTGAAATCCATGTCGGTGTTTGACGCTTTTGAAAGAATTTGACCAGTCGTGCCACCTAGCAGGTCAGCCATTGAAGTTGCGACCGCTTGACCAAACACTTCAAAATCGGCTGGCAAATCCGTGACAAGATCGGTTGACGTTGGCATTTGCCACGAAAACGGGGTGGTCGGGTTACTCATTGGTTGTCCTTTCGTTAGGCAACAATTGTTGCATTTTCCCAGTCTAAAATCGGCGACACGCTTGCCCAGGTTTCGGTGATCGGCACGTCATTCCAACGCATTGCCTGCAATGAATAGGCAAGCGGTGAAAGTAACAGGGTGACTGAAAGTTGATTGTATGAGGCTTGAAACGACCAGCCTTCAACAAACCCCTGAAACGTACCTGACGCCATGTTTAACGGCAGATTGTTTAGGGAGATTGCCTCACCCATAAAAATGCCGATTAGGTTGTCGCGGTCACTGTTGTCTAATTCTGGGTTTGTCAGGTCAAACGTAATTTCGCTAAAAATTGGTTCAGGCTGTGCGCGAAGCGATAGGTAGAAATTTGCCTGTGCCAGCGCGTCAGCTGAATTGTGCAATGTTGTGGCAATGATCTGGGCAAGCGTTCCGTACGTTGCAATTGAAGCGGCGTCGCTTGCTGATTGTTCGCTGCTACTGGTTGCACCGTATTGGATCGTTAAAGAATTTCGTACGTCGCCCACACGGGTTTCAATGCGAAGTCCAGCGGCGCGGGCTTGGTTCGCGTCAAGGTCAACGTAACCATTTGCTGAAAGGTAAGTCGTGCGGTGCGTTGAATCGGCATAACCGATACGTCCTTGGGCGTCCTCGTAAATGTACCCAAGCCCTGAAGTCGCCAACGCTGAAACCAACGAATAGACGTCGGTTCGATCTGACGATCTAGCCGCCAATTCATAATTTCCAGGTGTGTCAATTTCACCCACGCCATTGTTTTCCGCGTTTGCCCATGTTGTCGTTGCTGGGGTGTAAGTACCCCAAGTGACTGCACCAGCAACCTCAGCCCAAGAATTATACAAAACCTCACGCAAAATGGTTTCAATTTGATCGCCGTCAAAATCTTTTGAAAGTACGCCGTCGGTCAAGGCTTTTGGTAAACGCGCCAATGCCCCTAGTGCTGTGATCGAATAGGTTTGCGTCAGCATTGTTGAACCTACGTCACGCACTTCCAACCCAATGTCCACAACGTTACCGCCAAAAATAGGCACGAAAGTATTTGAAGTGTTTTTGATTGAAACACCGATCGTTGAATTTATGTTGACTGGGATCGCCGTTTGATTTACGTCCAGCAGCTGAAGGTTGACGTATCCTGCCTGCGCTTGTTCATAAATGTTTGTTCGACCGCTTTGAATTGAAAGATTTGCTAAAACTGCGCTGGTGTATTCAATGCCGTCAATTTCTACTTTCCAGACGGGATTCCACTGCGTCATGCTGTAACCAGGTTACCCGCGCCGCCTGTGCCGCGATAATAAGAATTGTTCAAGGTGTCCACGATCGTGCGCGCCGTGCCTTCCTTGTCTATCGCACCATTCACGGTCAGGTTGATCGTTGTGCCTCCTGAAGTCATGCCGACGCGGTTTGGATCAAATACGTCTTGCGGACGTACACCGCCTGAAGTCATGCCTAAACGTGCAGGGTCAATTACAGGTACAACAATTTTTGGTTTTGTTCCCGTGCTTCCAGTACCACCTGTACTGCCACCGCTTGTACCACCCGTGAACGTGCTGGTTGTAATCTTATTACCCGCACCGCCGCCGCCCGTGCCTGCTGTTTCGCCGCCTGTGGTGAAACTACCGCCTCCTGGCATTGTGCCGCTAAAACCTGAAGCACCTGGTGTTGCCACTGAGGTATCACCAATTTTGGGAATGAACGCAATGTCGGGACCAACCTTGACTAGGTTGATTCCTCGAATGATTAGGTTGATTCCTTCAATGTACATGTTCAACAATGGTTTGATCGCTGACATTACTTTGCCAATGATGTTGATCGCAATGCTTGCAATTTTGCCAGCGTTTTCAAATGCCGTTCCAATGACCTGCCCAAGTATCGGGGCAACAAATGCAATGACTTCAGCAAATGATTCAAATTCGTCTTTGTTGTTTTTAATTGCAGTTTTGACACGATCAAAAACACTTTTGATACCTTCAAAAATTGGTTGGACTGTATCCCTAACGACTGCGCCGACTTCACTGATTGTTTTGCCGAACCCGTCCGTACCGGTCAAACTGAACGCGTCGGTGAATGCAGTAATTGCAGGCAATGCGTTTTTGTTTATGAATTGCAAGAATTTGTCAAGGATTGGCAGCAGTGCAGTGCCTAGCGTTTCCTTTGCTTCATCAAATGCAATTTGAACACGTGCAATTTTGCCTGCGTATGTTTCAGCATTTGCAGCGGCTGCGCCACCAAATAATTCTGAAAGTTTTGTTTGCACCTGATCGAATGACATTGTTTTCAATTCAGCAGCTGATAAACCAATACCCAGTTTGCCCAATGCTGCGGTGTTTCCGTCATAAGCCTTTGCAAGGCTGTTTGCGACGGCTTCGACTGGCTTGCCTGTTGCGGCAGCGACGTCAAGCGCAATTGCCAACAAGTCTTGTGCCTCACTAGTTGATTGCGTACTTCTCACCAAACGCGCTAAGGCTGGGCGAAGTTCGTCGTCTGCCACACCTGTTGCCAATGACATTTGAAGGATTGACGCCTCAGTCGCCTTGATCTGTGCGTCTGTTGCACCTGTGGCATTTTCCAACGCCAACGCCAATTGCGTCTGTGCCTTTTCGTCGTCGATTGCAGCCTTTACCGCGTCAATACCAATTGCAATTGCAGCAGCCCCAGCAGCAGCGGCAGCAGCGGCGAAGGCTTTGCCGATTGCTAAACCAGCCTTGCCAACCTTGTCGCCAAATGTGTCAACGTCGCCACTGGCGGTTTTCAGTGATTTGTTTAAACCGTCAACGTCGCCCAGGATCGAAAGTTTTAGGGTACGACTTCCGCCTGCCATTAGTTGTATTCCTTAACTATCTTAGAAAACGATTCTTCCCAGCGTTTAATAATCTCAGGTTGTGCGCTTCGAAGGGTTGGATAAATAAACCAACCACGTGACCCACGACCTTCACGACCTGACCAAACTGGAAATTGCTTCAACCGATTTGAACCAAATTCAATGCCAGCCCATAGTTGCTGGGTTGTGCCGCCACCTGAAAATTTTTGCCGTGCGAACCCGTATGAAATCTCACCTACTTTGGATTTTTTTGAAACCGTTGCACCTGTCGCAATACGCACCGCGCCAATTGTGTTTGATCGCGTAGACGCGGCAGCGTCGACCACTTTGGACTTTACGTAATCTGCCAATTCGCTAGACGTTTTTTGTGCTTGCGCGGTTGCCTGGTCGTCCATTGCTTTGAATGACCGTTTAATGGCGTTTAATTCAGCCTTGTCGTAACTGATTGCTTCAGTTGCCATTTGCGCGCCTTTCCAAAATCTCGATAACGGTCAGAATGTCCTCAGCAGAATCAAATTCATTTGGTGATAGCCCCGTTGCCAGGGCTATCTCCCAAACGATTCGACTTAGGCTTCCGACGGGATAACTTTTGGGTTTGCCTCACCGACTATCACTTCAGAAATGGTTTCTGTCCATGCTTCGATTGGCTTGACTGGTTTCCCAGCGGCTTCCCGCTTCATGGCGTGATAAGCAAGAAATACAAGATCAGAAATTCCGATCTTTTCTTGCGCCTGTGAAATTGTGTGACCCGTATGTTTTTCCCACTTTACCCATTCAGGCGGTGCTGCCGTGTAGGTGATCTGGTCGCCATTGTTGTATTCAATTGTTATTGGTAACTTCATTTTTGTCTCCCGATTGTTATTTCTTAGCTGAATGTCTCAGTAGGTGTTCCCACTACGACAAATGATAGATCAACGGTCTGCGCGTCAGGTGCTGCCCCGCCGACTGCTGGAAATACTGGCATTACGTTGAACGCAAAAACTGCGCCAGTG